GCGTTTTCATCAGATGTACGCAACTGCTTTTCAAAGGCATCTTTATTCGTATTATTTAGCCTATCATAGATTTCAAGTGTCTCTGACACCTCTTCAAACGATAAAAAACTCATAGAATCGTCTTCGTGAATCAAAAACGCACCGTCAAGGCTGGCGTTTTGCAAAGATTCCACGGTCGCTGGTTGTGGCTCTTCACCACTTTTCATTTTATCCTCAAGGTCGATAATGGTTTTGATACCTTTTCTTGCTTGCTTGAGAGTAAGGAAAATATCTTTTCGTTTGCCATCAACATATGCAGACACGGGAGCAGAAGCACCCATGCCCACCTTTTTCAAAGTAATAACTTTTCCTTTATACTCAAAGGTTTTGAGGAAAAACTCTTTTTGAAATTCTGGATCGAGAGCAATATCTTCCTTGTCTCCCTCGGCGGCAACTTTTTCAGTTTCATCCTTGGGACGATTTGCTTCCTCATCGATCTCAAATTTTCTTTCATTGATTCTTGTGATAGCCCTTGACGCAAGTAATGATGAAATGAAAGTTTTCGCATCCTTGTCAGGTGCGTTCTCGATTAGATCAATTGCGTTCTTAGCCTCACTCATTAGAATCCTCCACCCAACGTGTCAGGGTTTTTTTCGGGAAGTAGTCCTTTTTCTCTTTCCCTAGCGATAATTCGATCCTGTTCTTTGATCTCTTCATCAGATTGACGAAGAATCACTCTTCGCACATAATCCCTTGAGTAATAGTCGCCAATATGCTCATTGATTTCACGCAACACATCAAGTCGTTCTTTGATAATTTCATAGTCTTTGCTTTCAGAAAAGTATGAATCACTCACATAGTCAAAGCGGATATCTTGTTGAATCTTATACCACTCTTCTTCTTTGACAATGCCCTTGAGGAGACACTGCACACGAAGTGCGTTCATAAACAATAAACTAAATTTGTTTCGTAATCTGTCAACAAACTTTTGAAAGTTCAACTCATCTCTAGAAATTTCAGATGCTCGACCCATGTTGAAGCCTGTGTCTGATTCAAGACGAGACATTGGAATATTTAGTGATTTATAAAGTTTCTTTTCAAAATACAGAACGTCTTCCATCTCACCCAAGTTTTGTCCGCCGTCGAGTGTAGAAACTTCTGTGCCTTTGCCACCTTCACGACGAGGGAACCAGTAGTCCTCAAGCATATTCATAAATTTACGGTCATCACGAATCTCACCTGTGTTGGCATCGTATACAAGTTTGTTACGATAACGATTCATCAGACCCTTGACATATTGCTCTGCTTTATTTTTAGGAAGCGAGCCAACGTCAACATAAAAGATTCTTCGTTCGGGCGCACGCGAAAGTCGATAAATTACTGTTGCATCCTCAACCATCCGAAGTTGGTTCAAAGGTTTGATCGCTTTTTGTAAGTAAGAAATCGCTCTGGTTCTTGACGGATCGTACAGCCCAGACGGATAATAGTTGATTGCCTCCGGGGCAATCTCTAACGCGGTGGTTTGATCAGGTTTTTCTCTATAAAGATAAACCTCCTTGACACCTTTGATTTTCTTAGCACCAGTTTCTTTATCAACGTCCTTTTCTACCTTAGCCACCTTCTTAATTTTGGCAGCATCGATAGGACGCATTTCAATGATTCCCCTCTTAGGATTTTTAGGATCGGTGATCATGTGATAGTATCCTTTACCATCAACATACCATCGTCTAAAAACTTCAAACCCTCGATTATTGAAATCAAGAAGTCTAAGAATGTAATTCATTTCTTTGAAAATGGAGTCCTTGACCTCATCTGAAACACCTTTGTTATCGATGGACACAGAGATCGGGAATCTTTCTTTACCGTGAACAATCGCCTCGTTACAGATATCCTCTACAGCCTGTTCAATTTCAGGGTGCATTGCCATCTCACGATATTTGGAGATGTATTGACCTTCGTTTCTAAGTTGACCGTCTAGGTCAATGCCAACGCCATAATAACCACCTGCGTCCACTGGGAACGCATCATCAAGTTCAGGGGTAACGAAAGATGTTGCTTTTTTCTCTACTGGTTGCGGACTCGCAAGAACCTCTTTTTTCGCTCTCCCTATTGAAATACCAAATAATTCAACAGGCATAATATGTTATCCTTTATTATTCTGTGGCAGGAGTTCTCACGCCGGGAGGATTCGGAGAATCGCCGCCGACGTTCCCACCAGTGGATACACCACTAGTCAAGAAGTAGGAGTAAGTAAGGCTAACCGAGAACGATTCGAGTTCTTCGGACTCTGCGGACAAGTCAATTGAACTCACAGAAGTTGGGAAGCAATATTTGAATTGATATGATTTGATTGCTTTACCACTTCTGTCCAACTGATCAACAAACCAGTCTGTAAAAAATGCAGTCTGCAAGTCTGTGACCGCACCTTCGACTTGCTCAACATTATCTCTTGTGCCGTTCAGCGAATCAAGCCACTGTTCAAACTGACTTCTGAGAACATGCCCTCTGTCTGCAAGAATTGTGATCGTCCAATCTTCAAAAGTTCTTGAGGTAGGAATTTTGATATTTCTACCACGATACGGAGCGGTTGTTTGACCGAGTGTTGAGGTCGGTAACTGAGCCGCTGTGCATAAGAATGTCGTAAGATTGTTCGGTCCTTGATTACCAATACTACCATTCACTCTAAAGAGGGCGTTCCGTACGCCACCACCTACTGCGTCCTTGAATGAGTCAATGTTCATTTATTATCTCCTAGAGTTATGTATATTAGACTGCCCCAGCGATTTCGTCGAAGTTGACACCAGTACGAGTCGCAATGAAGTTGAGTGTAATGAAGTTGATAGAACGGTTAGGCTTGATGAAGATATCAGCAACAAATTCATTTCTGTCAATGATTTCAGGTGTATTGTTACTTTCGTCACAAACAACCTTGAAGTCGATCAAACCACGACGGCTTTGAACATCAAGCAAGAATGGCTCAATGAGGTTCTTGAACTGCGCTCTGGTAAACGCATCGTTGAATTCAAAGAGGCTGAACTTAGCCGCTGTTGCGATTGCTTTCTCAAGAACAATGAACAATCTACGAACATTGATTCTATCAAACGCACTTGGCTTGGCAAGCAAAGTCTTATCACCAAAGAGAACCGTGCCTTGTCCGGGGAAAGATACAACAGGGTTGATACCGTTCAGGTAAAGGTCATCTCTTTGAGGTTTCTTCGGATTGAGTGCGAGTTTCACAATGTCTCTGACTTGCCCACGGTTGAATCCAGCAGGAGAGAACCATGTTTCAGTGGCGAAGTCAGAGCGAACTGCGATACCTGCAACGTCACCATTCAATGGGACGTAGCGGAAGACATCATTGAATCTGTCAAATTGGTATTTGTAGCCAGAATCAAGAACAGCATATGAAGATGACACGTTCAAGTTGTCAGTGGTGTAGTCCTCTGATCCACCATTTGGTCCGGCATCCTCACCCCTGCGGTAAGCAACGATATTTGCAGTTTGCACCTTAGCATCTCTAGGAGCATCCGTGGAAGTCAAGAGAGCAGTCTTAGGTGGAGACAGGAATGCAACGCAATCCTTTCTCTTATCACAAATATCGACAATGCTTCTTGCCTGAGTGGCAGTTGCATCACCACCAAGAAGCAGAGAGATATCGACCGTTTCATCATCTTCAAACAATTCATATCCGTTAGTGATCACATCTCCACCAGCGGGTGCTTCTGACTCACCACCAGCAAGCGAACCATAGAAGTTCTTAGCAAGTTGAATATACTTACCATTAGTGATTGTGGAGGATGCGTTTGTACCCCACGGCGCACCTGTGGACTGTCCATTGTCATCATCAACGTGGTCACCCCACCAAACAAACTGTGAGGTTTCGTTGATTCTTGTTGGATAGAAGAGTGATCGTCCAAGACCATCCTTAGCGTTTTGTGCAACGGACACGCCGTCAAAGGTTTCAAGAACCGTTTCTTTTGTCCCGCTAAAGAAGCCATCTTCATCAACCACAGCAATGTTCACAAGGTCGAATGAACAACCGGCATTGACAGCAGTTGCAGATGAGTCTGGGAGGATTGTTTGGAAACTATCGGCGTATCTCCAGCGGATAAATCCAGAGGAAATACCTGCTTGTCCACTTTGGGTTGAACCAACAGAAATTGATCCAACAATATCAATGACCGATCCACTTGGGAAAGCAGCACCAGCAGTGAATCCAGAGAATGTGTTACCAAGTGAAAGACCCACGACATCTCCAGATGAGTCAGTGGAAATGCCGACGATTGTTGCATAACTCGCTGTGACACCTGCACCAAATGTGGGTCCACCCAAAACTCTAATTCTTTGTGAACCATCTGCAAAAACTTGAGAGGTTGAAATAGGTGTCGTCAGCAAAAACTGAGCGGGTTGATTCAAGGGATCTGATCCGTTTGTGTATCCAGTAGCCAGACCGGAGAATCCTTGGGTGATGCCAGTAATTGTTCTGTTGTTTGCACCAACTCTGAGCAGGTCTTGGTTAATTTCCGCGTTTGCAGTTCCACTAGCCAAAGGGATGAAGAAGAATGTCTTATCTGATGCTGAGGGTGTTGGATCAAGATTTCCTAATGTAAATCCACCAAAGAACCCAACATTTGCAGCAGAAATACCTGCGCCATCGCCGCCATCAACGAGTTGAATACCAACTTCAGTTCTGTTTGACACAGAAACTTTCAAGGAGTTACCATAAAGTTTTGAATCGTCAACCGTTGAGCCACCAGCATACTTAGCCACATAGTTGTTCCCTCCAAGGGAGGCAGCAGCGATTCCATCGACACTTGCAAACGATTCATAGTGATCTTCATTTTTGACTAAGAATCCGGCAGCGTCACCAGCGTTCTTTGAAATATCCTCATTGACAACACGAACGACTTTGAGATTACCACCGTAACCTAAGAAGTTTGCGGCAGTAAACCAAGCCGATGCGTTGGCGTTTGATGGGTCTTTGAACAATCTGCGAAGATCATTCACATTGTTTACAGTGATACGTTGTCCGATAGGACCATACTCAAAGAAACCTGCAAACCCTGTCGCAGTGGTTGAGACTGCGGGAACAATGGTTGTCAGGTCGATTTCTTTTACTTCAACACCGGGGCTGACTTGGAATGCCATAGATATTCTCCTTGATACTACTTATCTATCAAATGCCATGATTCGAGAATCCCTCATCGTCGTCCACAACTTCCCAACGATTTCCCTCACTATCAATAAATTCAATATCTAGACCTACATCCATGAAACCGAAAGGTGTTAGATCCTCTTCCATTTTCTCGATCTTCTCACGATAGAGTTTGTCACGAATATTTATGTCTGTCAAATCTTTGAAGTATGGCTGCGTCGATGTCCACGCAAAAAGCACAAGTGTCATCACCAAGTCATCGTGGTGTCCGGTTTCTGCCTCGTACGATCCCTTCTTCGCAACGAACGCGGAGAGTTCATTGATAATATCATAGTCTTCGATCAAAAGTTTGTCTTGCTCGATCATCTCTTTGAGCATCGTGCATCCGACACGCTTGACCTTGGGACTCATGCGAACACCCTGTTGGACTTGATAATTACCAAAGCCACCATCCATAACTTGACCTTTTCGCCCACGCACCGTGGTGACCAGTAGATTTTCATATTCCATCTCATTGTGCATAATATCAACAATTTCCTGTCCGATGTCATTCACCTCAGTCAGAATGTAGGCATTGTTGTAGCGTGTTCCCATCGCGTACAGAAGGTTCGGTAGCAGGAAAGGTGCGATTTGATTATTTTTATATTGTGCCACCACCTTGTATGGCGACTCTGTAATATCAACAATCGTGACCGCGTGGTAGTCCAACTCTTGCCCGCGTGCCACATCCACACCCATGAAATACTGGTGTCCCTCAATCGGCTCATGGTAGACCTTCAAGCCATCCTCACGCTCTTGCAGCGGTCGGCGGTAGTGCATTGCCTTAATTTTTGAAGGGGCTATGAGCGTCAGGATAGACCCAAGAAACTCACACTCAAATTCAGCACGGAACTGGGCTTCCGATGTGTTTCGGATTGTTTCTTTTTTCCATTTATCGTCCCGACCCGGAACCTCTGACCAGTGAACCTCAATCGGAGTGTATGAGTTATTTCCCTCCTCCGCATCCTTCCAAAGTTTGTAATACATGTTCAAACCTTTGGGCGTGCTAATAATCAAAACTTTTGTTTCTTGACCAGCCGAGATCGTTGGGTACACAGAACTGAAAAATTCATCAGCCACGTTTTCAGGGACGAACGCAAATTCGTCAAGAAAGATCATGTTGAAAGAACCACCCCGAACTGCCGAGGAAGAAGTTGAAGATGCAAGAATTTTTGACCCGTTTTCTAAAATAATTGAGCCTTTGTTCCATTCCACGACACCCTGCTGAAGCCATTTTGGCAGATGCTCGTATGCCAACTTCAGACGACTCAACAACTCACGAGCCGTCGCAAGTTTGTTGGCTAGAATTGCAACATTCTTTTGAGAATTGAACAAAACATAGTGAAGCAAATATGAAATAACAATTGTTGACTTGCCTGACTGACGGGGCAGTTTTGCAATTACGAAGCGGTCGTTGTGCATGCTGTGAATCATTTTCTTTTGATATTCATATG